TTACACCGCCCTACTCTAAGCAGAGCGCAGATTCAGGCTAAAGGTACTCACGAAACGCCTGAGCGCATAGAAGACGCTAAGCCAATTAAGTTCATGGCACAGGACGTGATCTGGCAACAGAAAGAATACAGACGCAATCTGGAGCGAGCGGCCATTGTGTACGCGAATGAGTTTGGACATAAGCAACCAGAAACTGGTGTATGTCTTCCAAACGTAGCTCTTTACGCGGCAGGCTACCGGAAATCAAAACAACTGACGGCAAGATGACTTGTGTTGGTCGCCAGAAAATGAAATTAGGCAGCAAACCACTTATTTGAGGTGATATATGACAAAATCATGGAGCGTACCTTTTCCTGAATCAGAAACTGAACATGATGGAATGCCTGTTTTCTGGAGATTCCAGGCGACAGTTGAAGAAGATGGGATAAAAATATTCGCACTTCAATATATAGCTTTTCATCAGACAGAGCATTATGCATGGTTGGTTCCTGCGCATTGGATTGTTAATTTTAAACCAGCACCAAATCAGTGGTTACAGGAATGGAAACAAAGGAGAAATAGATATGCAATTAAGAAAGTAGCAAAAAATGCAGAAAGATCTTTTGCATTCCCAACGAAGAAACTTGCTATTGAAAGTTTATTGCGCCGGAAGAAATACCATTTAATGAGAATAAAACAAGATTTGGCTGTTGTATCAACTCTTGTTGATGGGATGAAGAATATTGATACATCAACACCAGATATTGAATATAACTTTGGACACAACCAAGAAACAGAAAACTGGGTGTTTTATTAGTACGAATAAGCACTGTGTATTCATTCCAACGAGTGAATACACGGAGCAATGTCGCTCGTAACCAAACAGGAGCCGACTTGTTCTGATTATTGGAAATCTTCTTTGCCCTCCAGTGTGAGGGCCTTTTTATATGCATACCAATAACGCTTCACTCGAGGCGTTTTCGTTATGTATAAATAAGGAGCACACCATGCAATATGCCATTGCAGGGTGGCCTGTTGCTGGCTGCCCTTCCGAATCTTTACTTGAACGAATCACCCGTAAATTACGTGACGGATGGAAACGCCTTATCGACATACTTAATCAGCCAGGAGTCCCAAAAAATGGATCAAACACTTATGGCTATCCAGACTAAATTCACTATCGCCACTTTTATTGGCGATGAAAAGATGTTTCGTGAAGCTGTCGACGCTTATAAAAAATGGATATTAATGCTGAAACTGAGATCAAGCAAAAGCATTCACTAACCCCATTTCCTGTTTTCCTAATCAGCCTGGCATTTCGCGGGCGATATTTTCACAGCCATTTTCAGGAGTTCAGCCATGAACGCTTATTACATTCAGGATCGTCTTGAGGCTCAGAGCTGGGCGCGTCACTACCAGCAGATCGCCCGTGAAGAGAAAGAGGCAGAACTGGCAGACGACATGGAAAAAGGCCTGCCCCAGCACCTGTTTGAATCGCTATGCATCGATCATTTGCAACGCCACGGGGCCAGCAAAAAAGCCATTACCCGTGCGTTTGATGACGATGTTGAGTTTCAGGAGCGCATGGCAGAACACATCCGGTACATGGTTGAAACCATTGCTCACCATCAGGTTGATATTGATTCAGAGGTATAAAACGGATGAGTACAGCACTCGCAACGCTGGCAGGGAAGCTGGCTGAACGTGTCGGCATGGATTCTGTCGACCCACAGGAACTGATCACCACTCTTCGCCAGACGGCATTTAAAGGTGATGCCAGCGATGCGCAGTTCATCGCATTGCTGATCGTCGCCAACCAGTACGGTCTTAATCCGTGGACGAAAGAAATTTACGCCTTTCCTGATAAGCAGAACGGCATCGTTCCGGTGGTGGGCGTTGATGGCTGGTCCCGTATCATCAATGAAAACCAGCAGTTTGATGGCATGGACTTTGAGCAGGACAATGAATCCTGTACATGCCGGATTTACCGCAAGGACCGTAATCATCCGATCTGCGTTACCGAATGGATGGATGAATGCCGCCGCGAACCATTCAAAACCCGCGAAGGCAGAGAAATCACCGGACCGTGGCAGTCGCATCCCAAACGGATGTTACGGCATAAAGCCATGATTCAGTGTGCCCGTCTCGCCTTCGGATTTGCTGGTATCTATGACAAGGATGAAGCCGAGCGCATTGTCGAAAATACCGCATACACTGCAGAACGTCAGCCGGAACGCGACATCACTCCGGTTAACGATGAAACCATGCAGGAGATTAACACTCTGCTGATTGCCCTGGACAAAACATGGGATGACGACTTATTGCCGCTCTGTTCCCAGATATTTCGCCGCGACATTCGCGCATCGTCAGAACTGACACAGGCCGAAGCAGTGAAAGCTCTTGGATTCCTGAAACAGAAAGCCTCTGAACAGAAGGTGGCTGCATGACACCGGACATTATCCTGCAGCGTACCGGGATCGACGTGAGAGCTGTCGAACAGGGGGATGATGCGTGGCACAAATTACGGCTCGGCGTCATTACAGCTTCAGAAGTTCACAACGTGATAGCAAAACCCCGCTCAGGAAAGAAATGGCCTGACATGAAAATGTCCTACTTCCACACCCTGCTTGCTGAGGTTTGCACCGGTGTGGCTCCGGAAGTTAATGCCAAAGCACTGGCCTGGGGAAAACAATACGAGAACGACGCCAGAGTCCTGTTTGAGTTCACCTCCGGCGTGAATGTTACTGAATCCCCGATTATCTATCGCGACGAAAGTATGCGTACAGCCTGCTCTCCCGATGGTTTATGCAGTGACGGCAACGGCCTTGAACTGAAATGCCCGTTTACCTCCCGGGATTTCATGAAATTCCGGCTCGGTGGTTTCGAGGCCATAAAATCGGCTTACCTGGCCCAGGTGCAGTACAGCATGTGGGTGACGCGAAAAGATGCCTGGTACTTTGCCAACTATGACCCGCGTATGAAGCGTGAAGGCCTGCATTATGTCGTGGTTGAGCGGGATGAAAAGTACATGGCGGGTTTTGACGAGATGGTGCCGGAGTTCATCGAAAAAATGGACGAGGCACTGGCTGAAATTGGTTTTGTATTTGGGGAGCAATGGCGATGACGCATCCTCACGATAATATCCGCGTAGGCACGATCACTTTCGTCTACTCCGTTACGAAGCGAGGCTGGGTATTTCCCGGCCTTTCTGTTATCCGAAATCCGCTGAAAGCCCAGCGGCTGGCTGAGGAGATAAATAATAAACGGGAGGCGATATGCACAAAGCATCTCCTGTTGAGTTAAGAACGAGTATTGAGATGGCACATAGCCTTGCTCAAATTGGAGTCAGGTTTGTGCCAATACCAGTAGAAACAGACGAAGAATTTCATACGTTAGCCACATCCCTTTCGCAAAAGCTGGAAATGATGGTGGCGAAAGCAGAAGCAAACGAGAGAGACCCGGCATGACAACAACAGAATGCATTTTTCTGGCAGCAGGCTTCATATTCTGTGTGCTTATGCTTGCCGACATGGGACTTGTTCAATGACACCTCAGCAGGAAAACGCCCTTCGCAGCATTGCCCGTCAGGCTAATTCTGAAATCAAAAAAGCCAGACAGCAGTTTCCGGATAAAAACGTCGATGACATTTGCCGTAGCGTACTGAAGAAGCACCGCGAAACGGTAACGCTAATGGGATTCACACCGACTCATTTAAGTCTGGCGATCGGCATGTTAAACGGCGTCTTTAAGGAACGGTGAACATGAAAAGCAAAATCATCAGGGAGCTACAGGCTCCTTTTTTATTATTCGCATTCACCCTCAAGCGTATTAACCAACAATTCAGGGATTAATGAAAGATGGCAGACCTCATTGATTCAGCATCAGAAATTGAAGAATTACAGCGCAACACAGCAATAAAAATGCGCCGCCTGAACCACCAGGCTATATCTGCCACTCATTGTTGTGAGTGTGGCGATCCCATAGATGAGCGAAGACGCCTGGCCGTTCAGGGTTGTCGGACTTGTGCAAGTTGCCAGGAGGATCTGGAGCTTATCAGTAAACAGAGAGGTTCGAAGTGAGCGAAATTAATTATCAGGCACTGCGTGAAAAGGCAGAGAAAGCAACTAAAGGAAGCTACATCGTAGGGCATACATCTGTTAACCAGCACGGCAATTTAACAGGAGTTTTTGTTTGCCAAAAATGGAAAGGAGAACCCGGTGGCGTGATTGCGGAATGTCATGTTAACTGCCTGATTGAATCAGATGATCAGGCTTATGCAAACGCTGAATTCATAGCAGAGGCTAACCCGGCTACCGTGCTGGCACTGCTGGATGAACAGGAAAGAAACCAGCAATACATCAAACGCCGCGACCAGGAGAACGAGGAGATTGCGCTTACGGTTGGGAAGCTGCGTGTTGAGCTTGAAGCAGCAGAGAACAACCTTATTGATAGTGAATGCCATGTTGCTGAACTGGAAGAAGCTCTACGCGATAAGCAGGCGTTACTTGAAGCCTCAGAAAAGCGCAACGCAAAATTACAAAGCGAGAATGCATACATCCGCAACCGGTACAAAGAACTGGACCTATTAATCGGGAAAAACATTCTGGTCATGCAGGCTGCCATTATCGAATGGCAGGCAACTGGCGACGCTAAGAGCGGACTAGCATGGATTTATAACACACTGTTTGGCCCTGGCGAATTACCGGACGAATCTGAGAAAGATGCTCAGGCCTACTTTAATCGCAAATATGCACCGATTGACGAAAAGCTTATGGCGCTTCACAAGTGGTTTTGGGAACAAAGTGAAGCCGAGCGCGCCGCTGGCATTCGCATCAAAGGAGGTGAGTAATGCGTGTGGCATGTATCGGCTTGTTACCGTATCCGACTCGTTTTTGGGCTTCTGCGCTAATTGCAAAGAACATCATCCCGACACCAAAGCGCCGCCATACCGGTATTGCAGCGGCACGACGAGCAGCAAAGAGATGCAGGAGAGCAAAACGATGAAAAACCGTAAAGCAAAGATTCTGTTAGTTCGTAGAAACGCTCCTGGCGTCTGGCAGTGGGTGAGACTCAGCAACCGACGGATGGGGTTGATGAAATATTACGGGATGATGGATTGTGGTTTTTGCAAAAAGCCCAGCGCGGAGCAAAACCGCTGGAAAAACCACTTGCGCACTAAAGGAGAGTGATATGGCTATTGCTGCAAGTTACACCATGCATCTCTATTGTGATTGCCTCCAGTGTACAGATGGCAAATATAAGTCGCCAGACTTCGGTGAGTATATAGGTACGTCATGGGCTAGCTGTGCAAAAGAGGCGCGCAAGGATGGCTGGCGAATAAGCAAAGACAAAACGCGTGCTTTTGCGCCCGGGCATAAAGTTTTGAGGATTAACAAATGACCACTATTACCAAAGATCGACTGCTGACAATCCAGCATTGGCGCGAAACATACGGACCGGGTAGCAACGTTGTGCTTCCAGCAGAAGAAGCGGAAGAGCTGGCACGGATTGCGCTGGCATCACTGGCAGCAGTATCGGATGAACGAGCAGCCTATGAATTATTTATGGAGAAGCGTTTCGGAGAATCTGTAGATCGCCGCAGAGCAAAAAATGGCGATAGAGAATACATGGCATGGGATATGGCGCTTGGCTGGATTATCTGGTGTCACCGCGCCGCCATGCTTCAGGCCGGAAACTTTCGGGAAAATAAGAATTCGTCAACCAACAATTTTCGGGAAATCTCGGAAACGTCAACCAACTCTCCGGTAACTCCGGATAGTTGGATAAGCTGTAGTGAGCGAATGCCTGAAAAGGGCCAGAACGTGCTTATTTCGGTGAATTTCGATAGCTCTCTGGCTGAACCGCTAATATGCTCCGCACGCTATACCGGAAGCACCTTTCGGCGTGGGCAGATAACGGTTGCGCCTGGTAATGGTATTGAACAGGCCACACACTGGATGCCGCTACCGGAACCGCCGCAGGAGGTTAACCGTGGCTAACCTGCAACTTGCCAGAAGTGGAATACGATTTGTTCCAATCCCGATTACAGCAGATGCAGAACTTCATCTGTTTGGTGAAATTCTTTCCCGAAAGCTGGATGAACTGGAAAAGCTGGTAGAAGAAGCTGACACCTCACCAACCGTATAACAGCCCCACCGACATTAAAATATCAGGAGAAAAAAATGAACGCAGTGCTCACAGAATTGAACTGAACCGCCCCGGGTTTCCTGGAGAGTGTTTTATCTGTGAACTCAGGCTGCCAGATCATCGTTTCCGATGGAAGCATAATAAGCTTTTTCTGCTTCTGCCGGAGGAGTATGGCCCAGCCTTCCCAGCAATCGTCGATTGTTATACCAGTCCACCCACGTTAGTGTGGCCAGTTCCACTTCTGCACGGTTTTTCCAGCTCTTACGGTGTATTACCTCCGCTTTGTAAAGACCATTGATGCTCTCAGCCATCGCGTTGTCATACGAGTCGCCTGTACTCCCTGTTGATGCCAGTAATCCGGCTTCTTTTAGTCGCTCCGTATAGGCCAGTGACACATACTGAGAGCCTTTATCGCTGTGATGGATGGTGCCAGACGGACGACGGGCCCACAACGCCTGCTCCAGCGCATCCAGCACGAATGTCGTTTCCATAGACGATGAGACCCGCCACCCCACGATGTATCCGGCAAACACATCAATGATAAACGCCACATAGACGAAGCCCTGCCATGTGCTGACGTAAGTAAAATCAGCCACCCACAGCTGGTCAGGTCGTTCTGCCACGAACTGACGGTTTACGCGGTCGCCTGCGGCAACGGCTTTCCGGCTGATGGTCGTACGGACCTTTTTACCCCGGAGAACACCGGCAAGTCCCATAACCGCCATGAGACGTGCCACTGTACATCTGGCCACCCTGATTCCTTCCCGTAACAACTGACGCCAGACTTTACGCACACCGTACACCTGATGATTTTCATCGTATACGCGCTGTATCTCTCTCTTCAGCCAGTCGTCGTGCTGCGCACGGGCACTGCGTTTATCCGGATGATGTCGCTGTTGCTGACAATGGTAATACGTTGACGGGGCAATATGCAGTTCGCTGCATACCGGTCCGACCCCGTACTGCTCACGCAGCTTATCCAGCAGTGGCATCATTTTTTCCAGAGGCGGTCGAACTCCGCCTTCGCAAAATAAGCGGAAGCCTGGCGAAGGATATCGTTACTGCGGCGCAGTTCACGATTTTCACGTTCCAGCTCTTTCAGACGCTGACGTTCAGCGCTGGTGAGCCCACCATCACCGCCCCCGGTATCCCGCTCATGCTGGCGAACCCAGACACGCAGAGTCTCCGGCGTACAGCCAATCTTTGGGGCAATGGAACAAATTGCCGCCCACTGTGAGTCATATTCATCCTGACTTTCCAGAACCATACGAATCGCCCGCTGACGGACTTCGGGGGAAAAACGAGTATTTTTAGTCATCCTGTTTACCTCTTTCTCAGGGAGTTTAGTCTCCAGGATTTCCGGGGCGGTTCAAACAAATTAGGAAAAGCATCAGCCGAAAGTATTTCTAAAGGTCTCAATATTGATTTGAATGACGTTATTGACACTCTATGGAAGTTAAAAAACCAGGGGGTAGTAACTGTAAAAAATGGCATCTGGCAGGCAGTTGCAAGGGAAGTGGACAAAAAACCAAATATCGCCTCAGTGCAGCCAGTGCAGCCAGTGCAGCCAGTGCAGCACAACATTATAGGTGACCTGCTACGTAAATCACGGAAAGAAGCGCGTCGCGCCGGGCGGAAACAGAAACGATGGGAGGGTGCATGTAAGGCGCTGCAAGAACTGAATAAATACCGTGACTTGATCAACGAATTGTCAGAGTGAGCGAATCACAGAGAGAATATTTTGAGAAACAAACCGCGTACATTAATATTGTTTTTCCTTTCTCTAATGACGGGCGGTATCCTGTTATTCGCAGGAACAACATTATTTATTTTTGTTGCCCGGCTAACTGCGAGGATAATGACATGAAAATCACATTTGAAAGTTACGGTTTAACAGCAAGTGTGGTTATCTCCAGCTCTATATTCGAAAGCCGCAAACATCAGCATATCGTTGATGCAGTGAAACTCAAAGCCCCGGAAGTTACCGTCACAACACATGGACTTTTCAGGATACGAACGACGTTGACTACAACACACCTCTCGGCATGCCGTGTTTATGATATGGCACTCAAGGAATACAACCAGTGTTCGTCCTGATCCAGCGCGGGCAGTCTTTCGTTGATGCCAACAACTATCCGGTAGAAATATGCAAGGTAACTCTGACTCAGGTGATCTACCGAAGGCTCGACGGCAGAACCAGAGCCACTTCAATTGGTGCATTTAATGAAGAATTTGAGCGAATAGAGCACAACGAACTGCATATGATTAAAGCGGAAATTGAGAAGGAAAAGCATATTGCCAGCCTTCGAAAAATGCGCCGTACATCAATCAACTAACAACCGCCTTCGGGCGGTTTATTATGCTGTTGAAAAACATGTAGAAAAGGAGAGCATACTATGGAAATCAACTTAATGACCGAAAAAGAAGTTTCTGAGTTGTTACAAAAAAGGCGCACAGCTTTGTATAATTTGCGAAAAAAACACGGATTCCCTGATCCAGTACTTACTCATCCGGCGCGATATAGCCGTCAGGCCGTTGAACAATGGCTTAAATCCGGAGGAATTAACCGAGCTGTTTAGCGTGCCAGAAAATTTTATCAGCATACAACTCATACGCATCTTTCTGTTCCGACAACCAGTCGTGTTTATTATACACGGCCATCACTCCTCCCAGTTCATGCCCCAGCATTTTTTCAGTGACGTGGGGCATAATTCCTTCCCCAGATAAATTCGTTACCAGAGAACGCCTAAAATCATGCGTTCTCCATTCAGGAATATCAATTTTCGCCCTGAGTTTTTTCATGTACAAATTAGCAGACGAACGGTCAATAGGTTTATCTATTTCCTGCCCAGGGAACAGCACATCAAATCCGATATTAAGCAATCGCTCAATATAAGGCTCAACCTGAGTAAATATCGGACGCCGGATAATATTACCCATCTTTGAATGCTCTTTAGGGGTTGTCCAGACCAGATCTTCCATGTTGAACTCACTGGCTGTAGCGAGACGTAGCTCAGAAAGCCTGGCCCCCCATAGCAATAGCAATTGATGTAACAGCTTGTTGGAAGTAACCACTTTTGAGTTCTCCAGTGCCAGCCAGATCTTTGCCAGTTCCGTATAGGTAAGTACGCGACTCCCCACATCTGGTTTCTTCCCAATATTCTTTACACTAAGTTTGAGTAATTCGCATGATGGGATTAACTGGCGGCTGATACACCAGTTAATAACTGAACGCAGTTGTAACAACAGAACACGAGCCTTTTTCTTGTTGAGGCTTTCTTGCTTGTCAAAAAAGCGAGCCCAAGCCGATACAGGGATACCGGCAACTGGCGAGTCTTCAAACTGTGTGTACATAGTGTTGTACACAACAGATCTATAAAGCGTCTGAGTATTGGGTTTCAGGCCGCTAACATACTTATCCCACCACTGATCCAGGCATTCTTTTAATGTCAATTCGCCATCACTGGGGGCAAAATAATTTTTAGGGTTAACTCCCTTCATGTACAATGCGCGCATCTCACCGACGATAACACGTGCGTCCTTCAGTGAAGTGGACGGATAGCGCCCGACAGTAAGACGTACTGGCTTACCATTCCAGCGATAACGGTACTGAAACGTGATAGTTCCTGCTGGAGTAATCCGCACACTTAACCCGTCACCATCGGTGATTTCAGCAGGGCCAGAGTAGGGTTTTCCGTATAGGCCTCGTAGTTTGGTGTCACTCAGTGCCAA